TGTAGAAATGGCTTTCCAGTTTAGGCGCGGGCCTCAAAGTGATCGACTTAACGGGTTCGTACCTGCAGCTGGAGAGCCTATCTATGACACTACACTGAATACTGTTTATATTGGGGATGGTGTAACCGCTGGCGGCAATCCCATAAGCGCTGGAGACATCGGGCAAGTTTCAGACGTATCTCTTCCTACGTTTGCGGCCCTAAGTGTAACCTCTATTGCAGTTTCTTCCGGGACTTTATCTATTACAACAGCAACGCCTCATGCGCTTAGTGGTGGACTTGAAGTCCAGTTTACCAGTACTTCTAACACGTCCCTGACCGGGGTTTATACTGTTTCGGGAACTCCTAGTGCAAACGTACTTGAAGTGCCGACGTTATCCGGAGACATTGCCTCTACCCCGGACAGCGGAACAGTAATCAGAAGTGGATATAATATAAACACAGGGGCACTGTTAGTTTATAGTGCTGCCTTGACTAAATGGGTGCAGTTGGAGCCACCAACTGTTGACAACTCTGCTTTTTCCTTCAATACAGGCACACAGCTTTGGGAAGAGAAACCGTATACTCTTGCAGCTCTTGGTGACACAGACTTCGTAACAACTCCTCCTGCCGTAGGCCTTTCTCTTACCTATGATGGAGTCAATTGGGTCCCCGCCCCCGGAAGTACAACCAGAGGTGATGGCGGCGACTTTACCACGCCAATTGCGCACGTTTTTGCTCTTAACGTCTATGGCGGAGGAGATTTCGCTAATACCCTTAACGACGAACCTGTTGAATTCGACGGACTGCTAGATGCTGGTCAGTTCTGACGGTAAACTAACTCAGCTTTTGTATTAAGATGGCTACTCCTCAGAATCGCGTACCGGTCCGTATTGCGAGAGGCGCTATCGCTGATTTGAATGCAAGCGTTGGAGATCTTTACGAAGGCGAGATTTGTTACTCTACCGACGAGAACAGGCTCTACGTAAAAGAGGGCGGTGTCTTAGTTCTTGCAGGGATCGGAACATCAGTTTCAGTTATCGACGATCTGACGGACGTTGACACAACTACAGCCGTCCCTGGAATCTCTAGTCTCTTGGCTTACGATGGCGCCAACTGGGTTCCTAGTAGCGTCGCCAACGACAACCTTGAGATTGGCGTAAATGCAAACAATGCGGTTACTACCGGTGCAAGGAATATTGGCATTGGTTACCACGCGAATCAAGATAATCAAACACAGGATGATTGCATCTCTATCGGTTATCAGGCCAGTGAGCTTAACACCGGCGGCAATCAAAACGTAGTCATCGGCAACGGCGCGATGGCCTTGACTACAAACAGGGCTGACTGCGTAGTCATCGGTTACAATGCGCTAAATGCCGCCAACGCATCTCTTGGGACTCAGAACACTGTAGTCGGATCAAAGGCTGCAATTGTTGCAACCACGGGAGAGAAGAACACCATAATTGGCTACAACGCCGGCGGAAGGCTTGCCTCAGGGAGTTACAATACTTTCATCGGTGAGAGCGCTGGGCACGATCCCTCCGGGGGGCAGAATGGCTGGTCAAGTGGTGACGGCAATATCTGCATCGGCGGCAGAGACGCCACTGGAACATGGAATCCCGTTTTTGCTGCCAATACTGACAATCGTATCGTCATGGGTAGCACCGCTGTTACCAATGCGTACATTCAAGTTGCCTGGACGGCTGTTTCCGACGAACGAGACAAGACAAACTTTGGCTACGTTGATCACGGTTTAGCCTTTGTTAATGCTCTCAAGCCAGTTAGTTATCAGTTCCGGAAGAACAGGGATTCCGAAGAAGCCCACGGACCAGTGCGCTATGGCTTCAAGGCTCAGGACATCCTTAAAATCGAAGGGGAGGAAAATCCGGTCGTTGTTGATAACGAAACTCCAGAAAAACTTCGCCTTCGCTCTGACTCCTTGCTTCCTATTTTGGTCAACGCGATCCAGGAGCTTTCTCAGCAAGTCAGTCATCTGGAGTCGCGCATCAGGGAGCTGGAATCCTAATCTAGATTTTTTTTGACACGGCATGGCTCTCCAAATTCGGCGTGGCACTGATGCCGAGCGGCTGACTACTGTTTTTGCCGCCGGAGAGCCGGTCTATGCAACTGATACCAAGAAGTTTTATGTTGGCGATGGCCTTACTCTTGGTGGCGTAACAATTGACGCTCCGGACTTTCTTAGCGATATTGGAGATGTCTTTATCGCCTCCAATGTGCCAACTACAATTACATTCGTAGAAGCCGATGGCATTGGAAACGTAACGATAACTACAAATACTGCTCATGGTCTTATCGTAGGAAACTACGCAACGGTAGCGGCAACTATAAACACTGTACTCGATGGCACCTGGGAAGTTACGGGCACGCCTTCAACGACACAGGTAATATTTGCAGGTCCAAGCGTAACATTGCCAGTTTCCGCCGATAGCGGTACTGTTACAAAGGTTGGCGCAAACATTCCTGACAAATCAGTTCTTGCCTGGGACGACATAAATTCTCGATGGACTTCAGCGTATAACGTAGGCGACTTTGGAAATATTGATTTTACCGGAATTACACTAGCCGATAACTATAGGCTTGCTTATGATTCGGCAAATAGTAAATGGATCGCTCTTGAGGGAAGCCTGTCTTCTCTTGACGATGTCGCCATCACCACTCCGGCGGAAGGTGACTCTCTTGTTTATGACCAAACTCTGAGCACTTTTGTCAATATTCCAAATACGGTAGCTAACCTTGGCGACGTTTCTGCGACTGGCTTAAAAGAAGGCGATTCGCTTGAACGTGTCAACAATACCTGGTCTCCTCGTCCTCATATAGCTGCAAAAGATCCGCTTGTTGTCTACAGCGATTTGTACGTAAGCTCCGAGCCTGATACGCCGGCCGGTAGGGAGTCCGAGGTCGATACTTCTGAATACGGACCTTACTCCTACCCTGACACGAGTGTTTTCAAGTTCGGGACCGGTGGAATGAACTTCAGTCTGACCACCGGCCCGTTAATTGTGCGTAATATTCCCAAAATTACAACTCAGCCTTGGACTGTACAATTTTGGTTCCTAGGAAGAGATGATAATTTTTACCCGCCTAGCTTTGGTAGCATTGACACCGACTTTGTTATTTCAAGCGCAAGCAGCGCTGTTCCCGACTACGATCCGGATCAAACCGGCTTCAGGATCGCAATTCCTCGCAGGAGAAACACCGGAACTGAAGGCCCTCAGACCTACTACCATCCAACGGATCTTTCGGGAGAGCCGCAATTCTTCGCAGCCTCGCCGGCAATGACTCTTTGGCAAAGAACGAATGATGCGTCTGGCGATGGCTATATCGTGGGCTGCAATCAAGAATCGGACGCCAGAATGGACGGGGAGTGGCATCATTGTTGTTTCCAAAGAGAAGATGACTACACGTACTCCGCCTTTCTTGATGGTAAGCTGCAAATGCGCCGCACCCTGACTGAGCTAATTAACTTTAGTCCCATAGATTTTGACGAGTGGAGGATTGGAGGATTTTTCCCATATTTTAATGCCGCCGAACGGGATATGCATTTTGATGGAGCGATAGATGATCTTCAATTCTATAGCAACACTGTTCTCTATCCAAACGCTACAGAATTCAATCTTCCTGCTGCACCCTCTCGTGGTTACGGTCGCGAAGCCGGCGGCAGTATTGACATGCTTTATGACGTTAATACGACATACAAAACTACAGCAAGTGACGGAGACGTATTGCGATGGGACGGAGCGATGGGTTACTGGACGCCATCTTCAACGGCTCAAGATAACGGCCGAGGCGACGGCGGCGATTTCGATACAACTACCGTTAGCGTGCCATCCGTTGACGGCATCTATGGCGGCGGCGATTTTGACACAGCCACCGAAGATACTCCTGTAGCCAACGATATATTTGATGCTGGAGATTTTGACTAGGTATCCTAGTCCAGCTTTGATTCTGAAATGGCCGCCCCTGGTAATCGAATCCCTGTCAGAATTGCGCGGGGAACATACGCAAATCTCAATGCGGAACTGGCCAATATTGCCGAGGGAGAAGTTTGCTATGCCAAGGACGAAGATCGCCTTTATGTTAAAGAGGGCGGCGTCCTTGTTTCGGTTCAACCCGACCTGAGTGCGACAGTACTGAATGACATTACCGATGTAGATACTGCTACCACTCCTCCTACTACCGGTCAGTTCCTGGTGTACGACGGAGTCGTATGGGAGCCAGGCAATGCTTTGACATCTATTCAGGATGATGCCACTCCAATACTGGGAGGCGATCTAGAAGTAGGCACCAGAAAGATCACAACCACTACGCTTAACGCGGATGTTACCCTGTTGCCAAACGGTACCGGCAGAGTGGTAGTAGAAGGTACCGGTACTATTCCGGCAGGCATTGTTCTGAAAGAAGAAGCCAACGGCAATCAAGTCACTCTGACCGTGCCGGTGGCCGCTACTCTTCTTACTAGCTATGCAATTACGGTTCCTCCAACTGCCGGCAATGTCGGCGAAGCTTTGACTACAGATGGGACTGGCATCTGCAGCTGGGTTGAGTATATTCCTTTGGCAACATTAAAGACAGAAGTTGCCGCTTCTATTGATTTTGCAGACTTTAAAACCCGTATCGCTGCCCTGTAATGAACGACATTCGAAACTCCGCCAACGGTGGTGACAGCAACATCTTTAGCCGTCGAACCAATCCAAACCCTTCCAGGCCTGTTAATCCTGAAGAAATACAAAGGCAGGAAAGAGAGGAGGCTATTTTAGCTCAACGAGCAGAAGAGAAGCGCCTAGAGCAAGCCGAGAGATTGCGGAAAAACCGCAAGCGTATGGACAGTCTTTCCCAGGAGCTTGAAGATCCGGATAGTCTTAAGACCCACGAGCCGATGAAGTATCATCGGGAAAACTTTACAAAGCTACCTGATGGAAGAAAAGCAGCTTATCCAGTACATAAAACTAGCAAAATGATTCATCCGGATGGAGGCCCTTACGGACCGCTTCCTCCTCTCAAGCCCATTCCGCCGCAGAAGGTTGACGTGCAACATATGCCCAAGAATGAAGCAGAGCGCCGAATGCTTCTTTGTAAGAAATGTCCAGAGCTTTTGCCGTTAGATCGATGCAAACGATGCGGTTGCTTTATGCGAATTAAGACCGCAATTCCTGGCGCTCAGTGTCCACTTCAAAAGTGGTAATAGGTATACTACGCCGAACTTTAACAGGCGTGATGCCTGTAGATTAAATGTCAGAAGAAAACAAGGCTCCCGAGACGGAAGTCAAGGCTCCTGCAGCCGAAGCAACTCCTGCCGCTGGCGGGAACGAAGATCTTATGCCTCGCTCTGAGGCGGAGAACCTTCTTAAAGCCCTCAAGGCGGAACGCGAGGCCCGCAAGCAATACGAGCGGGAACTTAAGGAAAGCAAGGGCCAGCTTGAGAAGTTTGCAGAGATCAACCCAGACGAGTATCACAAGCTACAGCAGGAGGCAGCTGAAGCCGCTCGCCTGCAGGCTCAATGGGGAGAGGTTCGGGATGCAATGGAGAACAAGTACTCCGGCCAGGCGCAGGAGGCTATCCGTAAGGCAGAAGCCGCCGAGCGCAATCTTGCAGCTTATCGCAAGAAGTACGCTTTGGAAAAAGTGTTCAATGCCGCCGGTGGTCGTACTGATTCCGTAGACGGTGTTTCTTTCTTTGATCTCTTGGCAGATCAGGTAGGTACTTCTTTCCGTCACGAACCAGATGGCGCTTTGACTGTTGTCGACCATGCTGGCGACCCTGTTCTTGATAAGGAAACTGGCACTCGCGTTACTCCAGAAGAGTATATGAACAGCTTCAAGCGTCACCCTGTCTTTGGAACCTTCTTCAAAGGAGCCAAGGGTACGGGGGCAGGTATCGGCTTTGGCGGTACCGACGCCAACGGCATGACTATTGAAGATATGACTAGTTTGTCGCCAGAGCAATTGTTCCAGCGAGCATTTGGTTAAGTAACTTAGGGGCTTCGGCCCCTTTTTTAATATTTAGGTATTATACTAATAGCAGCCCCGTAGGGAAACTCTGAGATAGAGTGGACTGAAAGGGTGCGACTGCTGAAGCTGTTGTGACAATAGCAAAGGCGCTAACACCCAATCTTCGTTCATTCATTTCTTTAGGAGATCATCATGGCACTTACCCTGCTGGAAGCCCAGAAGCACGCTCGTACGCCCCAGGAATTGGCGGTGGTGACTGAGCTGGCTGCTGGCCAACTGCTGTCTGTTATTCCTTTCCGCAACATCGAAGGCAACGGCCTGTTCTGGAAGCGTGAAGAGAGCCTGCCCGATGTGGGCTTCCGTAACTACAACGGCGCACTGGCCGAGAGCTACGGCGAAGTGAGCCAACAGTCCGAGAGCCTGAAGCTCTTCGGTGGCGACATCAAGGTTGATCGCGCCATCATCGAGCTGGAAGGTGCTCAGGCCAAGGCTTATCAGGTGCAGTCCCGCGTTCGCGCAATGCGCCTCGCTTGGGAAGCTCTGTTCATCAACGGCGATTCCAACCAGTCCCCTTCCGAGTTCGACGGCCTGGCCGCTCGCATTCCTTCTGGCTCCAGCCAGTACATCAATGGTGGCGCTACCCTCACCGAGAATATGCTCGATGAGCTGATCGATTCTGTGGACGCACAAGGCGGCCGCAAGTATCTGGTCATGTCGAAGTCTGCACGTCGCGCACTGACCCGCCTGGCTCGTGGCAGCAACCAGATCGACATCACCCGTAACGAGTACGGCTACCAGCAGTACAACTACATGGGCCTGCCCGTGCTTGAGCTGGACCGCGACAACCTGAACGCTCCTATCCTGGAAGCTGCCAGCAACGTCGACACCACTGCTCAGGACATTTACTGCGTGTCCTTCGGCAACGATCACCTGACCGGCATCCAGAACGGTGGCGTGAACGTCCGTGAACTGGGTGAGGATCATGCTCAGCCCCAAATGATCACCCGCGTTGAGTGGTACTGCGGAATGGCTCTGATCAACGGCCGCGCCGCTGCTCGCCTGGCCAACATCACCTCCGACGTCGCCTGATAACAATTAGCCACGTTACCCGGCCCCCGAAAGGGGGCTTTTTTTAATGCCGTGGAATACTAGCAAAACTTTAGCAAGCCATGGCACACTCCACTAAAAAATCTTATCGTGTTGAGTATATCCGCGACGGGGTGCAAACAAGTATCGAAATTCATACTCACTGCGGGCCTGGCTGGGCCGTTGAAGAAGTCTTCGCTCGTCATCATGCAGACGAGGTAGTAAACATTGTAGAGCTTTGAGGTTGATTTGGTACAATACTACGACGCGAGTGACACATGCTAACTCCTCAGACCAGGCAACGAATTGAGTTTATCTGCGCAAGAATTAGAGCGAAGGCTGACGTTGCTTACGAGGACATGGTATGGATCCAAAAGTGGGCAGATCGCAACCCAACTGTAGCCACCTGGCTACGACAGGCCCGTCGTGCAGCTTTTCAAGAGGAAGAGCCGACAAGTCTAGATGAATTCTGTCAGGCGATGGACCTGGGAGAGCCAGACCCCTCTGATCATCTGGTTGGCCCGCAGGACCCAGCAGACCTTGCTGCCTGGTTCCAAAATAAGCGCAAATGGTTCAGGGGTGATCAGTAGGCAACCTAAGCAGTATTCTATAGTACCCTTCAATGGCTGCTCGTTCTACTGGAATCTTTCCTCGCGAAGGGTTCAATCTTGACAACTCATTTGCTATCTTTGCTGTTTCAACAGTAACACCCGTCAACCTGGCTAATGTTCG